CGATGGCCATCTTGAAAAATAATAGCCTGTCCATTTATAAACAGTCGCTTTGACCCCTTGCTGCACAAAAGATGATTCTTCGCATCGCCATGACGGTGCAGCCGATCATACACTGTTTTGGTGACAGTGTAAAAATCAGCGCCCATCACTTGGACTTGACACCCTTCAAAGTTGACGCGCTCTAATGCTTTGCGCCTGTATTTACCAGGCTGGCACGCAACATACTCAGGGAGAGGCAAAACTGCCGGTGTCAAGCGCAACATGAGGATGCCCTCTCCTTCATTCACAAGGGCAACGTCAAATGCGCGCAATCTTTTGCGGTAAACTGCCGCCCTGCTAGCCACCAGCAACTTGTGCTCAATGCAGCTTTCAGGGCGTAAAAGGAGGAGGGTGCGATAGTCGCTGAATATGTGTGCACAAATGTCGCCAATGGTGTCATACATATCAAAGACCTTAAAGCCTCGGCGGCGGGCATTGACCACCCAAACGGGAAGTACATTGTCACCGGCAAAGACGTCACGCTCCACCTCGAAGTCACAGGGGAATTTCTGCTCAGTGTGCGTAGCCACGGGGCCATTGGGTTGCTCCGGCACAGGGCCGAGGAACACATCATTATCAAGGCCTGGCAGTGGCACTAATTCCATCACCGTACCGAGTGCAGGCGCGCTTGTGGCACGCTTCGGTTTCACGGGAGGAGGTACTGTAGCAGTAGGGGCGGCTTCGACCATCTCGCAAGAAGGACACTCGTCTTCACGTTCTTGACGTGACATGTTCTTTGACGAGAATTTCCTGCGAGCTCTGGCAAAATAATCCAACGCGTGCTCCGAGAGCCCGCGCGGGTTTGAAGCTGTTGGTGCCTGCTGGCCACGTCGTTTTGGCTTGGCAGGCTTTCTCTGGTCCTTCTTCCAACTGCCGCGTCGTGATTTCGTTATGATTTGAAACACGGGATTCGGCTGCACCATTGGCTCACAATTTAGAGTGCTTTCAATGGGCATTGAAACTTTAGCTGTCCCATTGAACGGCGCAACGATGGGCGGCTTCCTCAGCCTTAACGGCGAGGGCGGCGCAACGTGGTCGACAATGGGCATTTCTAGTGAGGGCGGCACATGAACAGCGGACGCACCTCCCTTACATGCAAACGGCACAACAGGAATTGACGCCGACGTGTCAGGTAGACCACTCGGCGACAGTTCAATAGAAGCGGGTGCCAACCCCTGCCCATCAAAGCACAGCTCGTTTACCTTCACGACACCCTTTGGTAGGGGTGACGTGTGAGCTGCACATTCCGGTCCAGGTTGAATGGCTGACACCAGGCGACTATCGTTCTTATCCTGCTGCGACATTTGCACTTCGGGTGGGTGCTGTGGTGTCGCTGTAACACGCACTGGGGCAGGTGGTCTACGAGATGGGCAAGCATCCTCATCATCCGACCAACCTGTCTCAGGTCTTAAAAGGTCCGGCAGACGTGTGACGCATTTTGTTGCGGTCAACTCCACGGGCACCTTTTCCTCTTCTTGTACGCTCACCATGCCTGGCAGACTCACAGGCGCATGGTGTCCAACCCCGACAACTGCCGCTGAAGACGAAAGGCCAAGGGATCTTCCAATCCCTCGGAACAGCTCTCGAACGCGGTCTGGTCTCTGCGTGCCCGCTCCCACAGCAACTGGCTGCCGGTGAGATGGGCTACGCGGAGTTCCCACTGAAGTTTTGTACGCCTCCGCGCACGGAGGAGCAAAACATGATGTGCTACGAATGTCCAGAGCAGACACCCCAAGTTCGATGTCATGGTCTGTGTAGCAAGCTGTTTCAGAAGACAAGTCTTCTGGGGCGGTTCCGGCAAAGGAGATTCTAGATGCCGCGAATTTCCTGAGGGTTGCCGTCTCTTTTACTCCAGACTCACCCAACAGTGGCTCAGACAGGAGGCTGTTGGGTTGAGTTTTGCGTTGATGTGGCCCAACGCGGGCCGGGGCCTTGCGGTGCTTGGATGGTTTAGTTGTAATCATCATTATAAAAATGTGAAAATTTCTAAAATTTTCCAAACAGGTCTGGGCACACACTGCTAGTTGCCTAACAATGTGTCAAAATTGCC